TGATGGGCGCGGTTTAGCTAGAAACAAAGTATTAGTTCATCCTCATGAAAGAGAAACTGGTAGAACAAGTCATATAAGTTATAATCCTTTGGTTTATAATAGAAAAGATGATTCTACAATTAGTTTATATAATATAAAAGAAAATAAACAATCTACAGAAATAAAAACAAGAAGTATAAATAAATGGTCAACAAAAGTAACATCATTTATTGATTTAGCAGGACATGAGAAATATTTAAAAACAACTATTTTTGGTGTAACTGGAATGTTCCCTGATTATGGAATAGTTGTAATTGGTGCAAATACAGGAATAACTAAATTAACCAAAGAACATATCGGTATTTTACTTTATTTGAATATACCATTTATAATAACTATTACAAAAATAGATATGGCACCAAAAGAAGTCTATCAAAATTTATGTAATCAATTGAAAAAATTATTAGGAAAGGCGACATTTAAAAAAATTCTTTATTTTATAAATAATGATAAAGAGACGGATGATTATGTAGATAAAATGTTAGGAAATCCAGATATAATACCAATTATTTCTATTTCTAATAAAACTGGTATTAATATTACAAACTTACATCAAATATTATATCATTTACCTAGAAGAGAAAAATGGGATGCAATTCAAGGAAGTATTTTTTATATTGATGCAACATTTTTAGTTCCGGGTATAGGATTAGTTGTATCAGGGACTAATAAAGGAAAAGAAATAGGCATTCGTCAAAAGATGTATTTAGGTCCATTTTCAGGAATGAATTCATTAGATGATTCTGAAGCCAAATTTGAGTTTAAAGAAGTTATAGTAAGAAGTATTCATAATAGTTTAAGTGAAAATGTTGATGTTGCTGGGTCAAACTTACAAGCAACATTAGCAATTAAATTAACAAATTCTAAGGAAGTATTAGATAGAAAACAAATTCGTAAAGGTATGGTATTAATTGATAATATAGAAAAGTTTAAAGATTCTGTTACAAGAAAGTTTAAAGCTAAAATAAATGTGTTGCACCACACTACAACAATTAAATCTGGTTATTCTCCAGTAATTCATTGCGGACCTATTAGACAATCTGCTAGTATATTTTTAAATAATCAAATTTTAAGAAATGGAGATACATGTGAGGTTGAATTTGAATTTAAATATTATCCAGAATTTTTGGAGAAGAATATGGTGTTTTTCTTTAGGGATGGGACGACGAAGGGAGTAGGCAAAATAAGCTAAAGCTTATCAGCTTTATCTTATTTCGCTGCGCGAAACTTCGTTCTTTAGGAAAACTTCGTTTTGCACCTTCGGTGCGCTGCGCATTATTATTTAACTTAATTATACTCAGCTCATTATACACAGCGGATTATACACAGCGGATTATACACAGCGGATTATACACAGCGGATTATACACAGCGGATTATACACAGCGGATTATAAAATAACTTAATTATGCGAAGCGCACCGAAGGTGCAAAACGAAGTTTTCCTCAAGACAAAATAAAAATCTTATTTTTATTTTATTAAGTTAAAAATAAGATTTTTAACTTGACGAAGTTGAGCAAAGCGAAATAATCTCTAAAGATTATTAGGTAATATCTCATGAACCATATCTTTATACGTCATTATTCTCATTTTACAACAATATCTTCTAAGATTTAAAGAATTTAAAAGTTTTGATATTTGTTCTTCTTTATCCTTCTTACTTAATTTTGGATTAGCGCATATCTCATTCTTTTTTGTATCATATTCCTCTGTTTTTTGTCCAATAAAAAAACCACAAGTTGGGCATGACATATAAAGCATTAATCTTAAGGATATTATATTTTTAATTAGATTTGCAATTTTTTTAAATATTTAATATTTTCTAATATAATTTAATGTCCCAATTAAAAAGACTAGAAGGTGATGTAAAATTTAATCCAACCACATTTAATAATAGATTTGTTGCTGCTGATGTTTTAGCTAAACAAGAACAAGAACAAGAACAAGAACAAAAGGATATAAAAATTATTAATAATGTAGAAGAGATTCCTTTAACTATGACCGATGATTTAGGAATAGATATGAAAAATTTATTTTTTAAGATTTTAGAATTATTAGCTGATAGTCAAAATCCAATCCCATACATTATGAACAGTTCTAGAAATCAATTTGTATTTGCTGTTATGATTATTTCTGTTGGAGGACTTTTAATGTTTTTCTCAAATTTAATGATTTCAAATTAAAATAAATTTTTTATATAAAAACATTTTATATATCATATTTTGGTTTTCCTACTTCTTTTCTACAAATAGGACATTTATAATTATAATTTTCTAAATATGGTTCAATGCATTCTACATGAAAATCATGTTCACAAGGTAATTTACATAGTTCTTCTTCTGGATTTTCACCCATTTTTAACATACAAATAGAACAATTTTCTTCTAAAGTTTTATTAGATTTGTATTTTTTAAGATTTTTTAATTCTTCTTCATTCAGTGTAACTGCAACATCTTGTAAATTGTTTAATGGTGCTATTATTGGATTAAATAGCATAGGTGATGAAAATATATAATCTTGTTGATTAATGAAATTATTTATTAAATTTTCTAATTGTTGAGGTGTATGATTTGAATGAATTGGAATAGGAGGTAAACTAGTTTGTATACCATTTGCATTTAATGTTAATATTACTGAACTCATTAAATTATTCATAGGTTCTAATGGAGGCAATTCATTATCATCGTCAACTAAATCTTGGTCATCATCTTCTAATAAATCTTCATCATTATCTTCATCAACATTAGTTTGATTATCTTCATCAACATTAGTTTGATTATCTTCATCAACATTAGTTTGATTATCTTCATCAACATTAGTTTGATTATTTTCTATATTAGCCTGATTATTTTCTATATTAGCTTGATTATTTTCTATATTAGCTTGATTATTTTCAAGATTAGTTTGATTACCAGAAGCTGGATTAGGTGGCATCAAATTTTGATTTAAAAATCCATTTAATAAATGCATAAAATCATTTACATTTTGCAAAGGCATTTGATTTTCTGTATTAAGTGATTCATTAATCGTATTTAAACTTATATTAATTCCATATTTTTCATAAAAATTTTTTAAAAAATTAGGAATATCATTTTGAGGCATGCCTCTTTGTAATAATTCATATCTTAATTCTCTTATAATATCGCTTTCATTTTCAAAATCATCCTGTAACATGACTCTGAAAGCAAATAATTCATCATAACCAAATGTTGGGTCCATACTAAATAATTATAATAGTAGGTTTTATTTAAATCAATTTTTTCTTTAAATAAAAACGGTATAAAAAGATAGTTATATTATATATTAAATGGAGCTAACAATAGATTACGAATCATTAAAGAATCAAATTGATATTCAGTATTTAAATAATTTAATAAAAGTTTGTGATAAGACTAACATCAATAAAGAACAATTATATAAAAAACTAGAAGAATTACAAAAAAAGAACGATAATCAAATAAGTGAAACAAAATTGGCTATAAAAAAAAGTAAGAGTAATTTAAATTTATCAAATGATTCACCTTTACCACCTACACCTACACAATATAATGATGATTATTTATATCAAAAACCATGGACTAAATTAACAGCAATTCATAAAATAATTAAAATAAAAGAATTTGTAAATAAATTATTAATTGACGATGAAACAGATAAACAAAATTTGAAAGATATATTAATAGAAATGGTTAAAAATAAAACATTAACAAAGAAGGATGCTGTAAATTATGATTCAATTAATAGTAAAGTAATTAGTATTACTCAATTAAAATATAAGAATGGTAAGTATTTAATCTAAGAATGGTAAGTATTTAATCTAAGAATGGTAAGTATACAATTTAAAGTGGTACTAATATTGTATAATCATTATTTGTTACTTCTTTTCTACAAATTGGACATTTTTTATTATTTATAAACCATCGCAGTAAACATTCTGAATGAAAATTATGATTACAATTAAGAATCATAATTTCCTTATTCTCTTTATTCAAACATATACTACAATTATTTTCTAATGGTTCATACGAACGTTTAATTTTATTAATAATTTCTGATGATAAACCATTTGGAATAAAACTATCTAATAGTCTTCTTACTGATAAAACTCTTCTATTTATTTCAAGTGTATTTACTTCTAAACGATTGAAAAAAATACAAGTAGAAATTAATAATATTATACCAAGTATAAAAAGGCTAAAAAATACGAATCCAACTATAACTAGATATAAAAACATACCATGTATAAAAGATTCTTTTATATTTTGTATATTATTTACAAAAATAAATGAGAATGTAATCAAATTAATTGAATACAATAGCATAACTATATTATAAATATTACAAATACTATTATAAAAATTATTATTTATACGTAATAATAATTTTACATTTTTATAATCTTCCTTATCTATAAATTCTTTATTATAAAAATGATAACAATGAACAACATATTCTAAGACTTGAAATAAATCCATAAATATATTTAATCCTAATGTGAAAATTAAATATATGTATTGATTCTTTGATATTTCTATTTCCGTATTTATTGAATAAATAAGAAAACATAATTGTAAAGATATATATAAACTTTTAAATACAAAGAAAGTTGATAAAGTGAAATTAGTTAAGGGTTTGTATGATAGCATTAATTAAAATTTATGTTGAATAACGTAATTAAAAAGCAATTTTTTTAAGAAAAAAATTGACTTCAATTAGATTAATCTCAGCAATTTTTTTAAGAAAAAAATTGTGTTAAACACTAATTATTATATAATCTTATTAATTAAAAAAATATGTCATTTGGTAAGATAAACAAAATAATAAAATTTGTTGAAAAATATATTAAAAGAAACGAAATTCAAGAATTAAGTAAGAAGGATTATTATATAACTATTAATAAAATAATAAATGAAGGTATTGATATGTATCCTGAGATAAGTTTTAAATTAGTTGAAGAGATTTTAGCTAAAAAATATGATATAAAATACACACTTAATGATGAAATAAAATTTACAGGCGGTATTAATGGATTTCCAGAATTCAAGTCTATGTATAAAGATATTGAAATACCACCTGAATATCAAGCTTTAGAAGATCATTTTCAAAAATTAAAAGCATTACCACAACCAGAACAAAGAACAAAAGCTTGGTATGATTACAGACACAACCGTATAACCGCATCAGATACAGCAGCAGCAATAGATTTAAATCCATATGAACCCGTTGAAAATTTTTACTTGAAAAAATCAGACCCGAATTATGCATTTTTAGACAATGATAATGTGTATCACGGTAAAAAATTTGAACAAGTAGCAACTCAGATTTATGAACATATATATAATGCCGAGGTAATTGAATTTGGTGCATTACCTTCTCAAACATATGAATTATTGGGTGCATCTCCCGATGGTATTTGTTCAGCAAGAACATTAGATAATAAATTTAGTACTAGATTAGGAACTATGTTAGAAATTAAATGTGTTGTTCAAAGACAAATTGAAACATCTGGTAATATTAAAGGAACAATTTGTCCATTTTATTATTATTGTCAAGTACAACAACAATTAGAATGTTGTGAATTGGAAGTGTGTGATTTTTGGCAATGCAAAATTTTAGAATATAATTGTAGAGAAGATTATTTAATTGATAAGAGAACTCATACTTATCATACATATGATAATACAGGTAAAAAAATGGATATACCAAATTATTTAAAAAAGGGTATTATATTACAATTTTATCCTTTTGATTTTAAACCTCAATTTGAAGGCGATAAACAAGAATGGAAGAGTAAATTTATATATGCGCCAAGGTTGGATATGGATGAAAAACAATATGATGAATGGTTTATATACACGATGAATAATTTAAAAACAAATCATCCTGATATAATAAAAGACTGTTATTTTCATAAAGTTATCTATTGGAAACTGGATCAATCACATAATCAACCAATTAAACGCGATAAAGCTTTCATGCAAGCATTATTACCAGTATTAAATCAAAGTTGGGAACGAGTCCAATATTATAGAAAAAATTTAGATAAATTAGATGAATTAAGAGTAATAGAAAAGAGAAGAAAAAGATATGTTAAGATGAATACTGAATTTAGTATTAATAATGATTTAATTAAAAATAAAGTATTATTTTTGGATACACCTAATCCAGTTGCACCAGCAGTAGTAAAGAAAATAAAAAATTTTAATTCTAAAGAAGAAGATAGTTTAGAATTTATTGATGATGATGACCCACCTATACAAAAAGTAGTAAAAGAGAATAAGAAAGTTGGGGCTACTAAAGTTGAGCCTACTAAAGTTGAGCCTACTAAAGTTGGAGCTACAAAAACAGTAAAATCAAAAAAGAAAGTTAAAGCAGAGTCTGATAAAGAAGACGATGGAAATTATATAAATAAACAAGAAGAATCAAAGAAACTTATTGTTAATATTCCTAAAATGATGAATAAAAAGAAAGAAGACTATAAAGAACCTGCTTTAGATTTCATTGATTAAATTGTTATATGATGATATTTACAATTATTTCTTCCACATTCTTGTCCTTTTTTTAATCCAGATTTTATAATTGTATGACAAATATTATCTTCTAAAATATTAACTAATATTTTTTTATGATAACCACAATTAATTCTATTACAATATTGTCCTTTTTTTATACCAGACAATATTTTAACTTTACATCCATTTAATATATTTTTTGATGGTTCTTGTTCATTAATATAATTCAAATTTTCTAATTTATTTGATTTTCCACAATAAGGACAAGTAAATTTACCATTTTTTTTACCTACACAATTGAAATGATATTGATGTTTACAAACTAATTCTAATTCTTTTTCTTCAATAGGAATATGACAAATTAAACATTTTTCTTTAGTTGATTTATTCATTTTTGCTATATGTTCATATATTTTATCAAAATCAAAATCTTCCATATTACTTTATAATAAAAATTGATATTTAAATCAGTTATGTTAAACTCTGGATATTAATGGAAAATAACTACTTTGTTTCAAAACATGAAAAACTAGATGAACAAAAAAAAATTATTCAATCATTTGTAATGTACTTATCGTCAATTATGAAAGCTATGGATGATGGCGAATATAATTTTAAAATGCTTAATGATATTTGTAAAATGATTCAAGATTATTATTCTAAAAATGGATATGATGATGAAGAAGAAGAAAAAACATCTTCAGATTTAGGTAATATGAATAGTGATGATGAAAAAGCTAAATTACCAAAAATTAATGAAAATAAAATAGCAACAGAAGCAGAATCTGAATCTGAATCTGAATCCGAATCTGAATCTAAATCTAAAACCAGTGAACAAAAACTAGAATCTGAAACAGAATCAAATCAAAAGAAAATAGCAATAGAGACAACGGATGAAACACCACCTCAATTAGAACCTGTTAGTGTGAAAAAAACTATGCATATGGATTTATATGAACAATTTATAAAATCAGATAATGATATTAAAACTATCTTGTCTAATCCTAATTATAATATTGAAGAAAATATTAAAAACTTTGTTAATAAGTCATACACATATTAATTTATATAACGTCCTATCATTCTATTTGCAATATCTATACCACCCATAACTCCAGCAACATTTCTATGTGATCTTAAAAATGTAAACCATATAAATTTTAAATATTTGATATGATGCTAATCCACGCATAACTGCCATTAAATATTGAAAGATTTATTCTAATTCTATTTCTTTAGGTTCAGAAAAACCATTGAATTTACCATAACAAGCAGCAAGAGAATATGCTCCCATATTTTGAAATTTAAATACATCATCTAATTTAGGTAATGGTAATTTAATTTTTTCACAAATTACATCTAATGAATCACATGTCTGACCAAAAATAATACATTCAACCCATTCACTATCTGTTGAATCCCATAATGGAATTGGTGTATAATGTTGTCCATCAAATAATTTACCATTAAAAGTTGAATATACTGAATCATTAACTGTAATATGATATATAGGATTTACTATTGAGCCCCTTTTTTTAACTGAAATAACTTTACAATATAAATCTACTGATGGTTCTGCAAAATAGCGTCCAGGTTCAGCAATTAATTTAATATTGTTATCATTAAAATTTTGATAGAAAGGTTCTAATATTTTATATAATATGCTTAAATTAGTATGAGATGAAAACCCACCACCAATATCTATCATTTTTATTGGCATATTTTTTTTATTACAGTAATTATTATAATTATCCATAATGTTCTTAATTGTTAAAAAATAAGATTCCTCATTTTTACATTTGGAACCTACATGAAAAGAAAAGCCCTCAAAGCTTTTATTAGTTGAGTGTAAATAATCAATCATTTGAAATACTTCTTCTTCGCAAGCACCAAACTTGGAATTAAATTTTATATCTGAGTTATTTTCTACAGATTTAATTCTTATTATTTTTCTTATATTAGGATTTATATAATCCATCTTCTTAATTTCTTCTATTGAATCAACAACCATGTTTTCTACATTATTGTTGTTAGCATATTGAATATCATCCATTGATTTAGATGGATTTGCATATACAATATTTTGAGGGCTAGAATATTTTAAAACACTTTCTATTTCGCCACGACTGGCGCAATCAAAATTAATATTTGATGCAGACAAATGTTTTAGAATATTCTCAAGAGGGAGTGACTTTACCGCGTAAAATGGTTTGATATTTGGTAATTCATTGTGCCATTTAGTCACTTGATTTTTTAAGTTTGAATAATTTACTTGATATACCGAAGTATATGATTTTTGAACTGCACCTATGAGCTTTTTCAGTGGTATTATAAGATTAAGGCGAAATTAATTTTTAAATTAATTTATTTCATTTTTTTTTAAATTAAATTTTACGTTTTATCATAAATTAACTAATATAAGTTGAATTTCTATAATCAGAGTGCCCAGTCTCTCTTTCAGTAATACAATTGTTTTCAACTTTAAAATACTGATAAATTTCCCAATCATATAGATTATCATTATTTACAAAAATTTTAATATAACTGTTCATATAAAATGTATCTGTTGACATATTACCAAAGTTATAAAGTTCAAATTTAATTTCTTTATCTTTAGTACTCAATACTTGAGACAATTTATTTAGATTTTCTTGATAGCTCTTATTTTCAAAAAATATATTGAAAAAATAAGAAAAGAAACTAAATAGATTTTCAAGACTAGCACATACTTCATAATTATTTTGTTTCTTATATTTAAAGATGGTTCGTTCATTTAGAAAATCACACCACTTTGCTCTTTCTTTAAAACCATTAGTTGTTTCATAATAAGTGGTGTCATAATAAAATGATTTATTAGTAAGAAAATAATCATATATTTCATTATTGTAAATTAGATTAGGAATTTGATTTAGAACCATCAGACCATTGTTGCCAAAAATCAAATGTAGAAATCGTAGAAGAGAAATTTCAAAACAATCTGTATATTTGATTATTTTAAACTCATCTTCAGTGTCTTTAATAATTCTAATTGGTCCATATGGAACGGGTTGTGGATATTTTTGATAATTTATAATAAAATTATCAGTAATATCTTTTTTATTATTAATTGGTGTATTATTAATTTTATTGTTCAGAATATTATTAGTTTCGGTATCAAACATATTAATCATTAATATTAATAGTGTTATTATTATTCAATTTTTTTATATTTCAATAGCTTGTTTTATCTTTTGAGTTGTTAGCATTAACATATAATAAATTATTTCTTTATAATAAAATAGCAATTTTTTTTGAAATAGAGTTAATAGTTATAAATATATACCATCGCGATATAAATAATTAAGTAATATTTTACATAATTATTTAGATGTTTAACCAACGAAATAATAAATACCAAATTAAGCTCCTTAATTTGAGTATGCAGTGCCAGCCATACCGCTCATGACACGAAGTACGTTGTAATTTACAGTATAGATATTCAAGTTGGAATCATTGTCAGCTACATCGGCCTTGTTGACAAGTGTTACGTTTAAGGTGGCGTTATCAATACGAGAGAAGTTGCAAGTGCCAGAAGGTTGGTGGTCTTCGGGTTTGAGTGCAAAGCTGTATACGTTGATACCGTCAGCAGGGGTGTTGGTAAAGTGTTGCCAAGGTTGTACATAGTTGAAGTATTGACCATCTCTTTCTTGGAATCTGTCGTGACCGTTTAATTGGAGTTTGGCAAGTGCGATGGGGTTGACGGTTCTGTCAAGATTTCTGGCATAGTTGAATTGATCGATTACTCTTACACAGTGAAAGCTGCTTCCTTCTGCTGATTCGAAGAATGCTGCAGCCATTGCATCAACACCATTATCAGTAATAGCAGAAATGAGTGTGGATAAGTCAGCAGATGTTAAATCGTTATTTAACATAACGACATTTTCAGGGTCAGCTTGGTATCCAGTGCCAGTTTTGAACATAAGTTGAGCATCTACTTTTGCAGCTAAGGCTGCTAAAACTGTACCTAAATCGTCTCTGGTTGGGGCATGAGCTTCATCAGCTTCAGTTCCAGAAGCATCCATGCAAACAACATATTCACCACTGGCATCGACTGCAGCTGATAACCATCTTGAAGCTAACCATACTAATTTACCAGCTCTTTCCTTCGCAGCGACCCAATCACCATCATCAGCATATGCTAAGAAATTATTAGCACTGGCATATTTACCTAAAACGGGTACCCAGATTAAGAATTTGCTGGGGTGGTTAAAGTTTAATCTGAATTTGCTGTTTTGGGCAGAGAGTGATTCTGAGCCAGTGAATTGTAATTGTTCGATTAAATATTCGTGGCTGGCTTGAGCGAATCTCTTTCTTTCTTCAGAATCAAGGTAGACGTAGTCGATTAATAAGTAAGAATCGGCCATGTTTAAACCTGCAATATCCGAAGTAGCTAAAGTAGGTCCTTCAACATTGATGCATTCACTGGAAGCTCTGTATTGGATTGTTACACGTACATCGTGGTATTGTAAAGCAATTAAGGGGAGAGCTAAGCCATTGTGTCTGTTGAACCAGTATGCAAGGGGAACATACATGGTATAAGCACCGTGGCTAACGCTGAATTCGGTTAAATCAGATACATCACCAATCATCTTGGCATGACCTCTGATTTGGCCTGTCTTGAGTGTGAGTTCTTGCCAGATGTTTAACCAGTCACCGTATTGTTCATCGATCTTGGAGCCACCGATTTCAACTTTGGTTTCTTGGATTAAGGCATAGCCTAAACGTCTGACATAGCCCCAGTTTTGGGCAGCTGAGGAAGTAGCTGCAGAGAGTTGTACTACAGAGTACATGTTGGTGATTAAGTCACCGTTTCTGTTTAAGTTGCATGTTACAGTGCGGCCGAAGTCAGCGGCACCGTTGAACACTTGTTGGATAGGTTCTACAGAGAAATTTGTATGTCTTCTGTATACTACTTTGAAAAAGGTTATTTGAGGATTACCAGTTCATCTGGTTCCCATACTTTCATATGAGGATTGGACTATATCTTAAGCCTTCATTGAGAGTTGCTAACTCTCTCGGACCCACTTACATTTAGTCTCTGGACTGCATCCATAGGTCTTGCATAACGACCTTTAGGACTTGGCTCAGTGCTCACCACCTAGGATTTATAAAAATCCTGTCTGCCCGATTGTTACCTTAGAAAAAACAAAAGTTTTTTCAAGTCTTAGTTTGCTATTCTAAGCCATTAAATAATTTCTTATTTAACTTGGTACGGGATATTTAGAGATATTATATCTTTAAACACTTTTACAGTTCTACGGTTTCGCCTGAATTTGAAAGTGTCGCTTCAATGATTATCATATATACATTGAAACTAGCGGATGTAAAAGATGTTTTTGGTGGTAAAACATCTACATATTTACTAACTGATTTATTTAGATATTACATATGTAATAACATCTAACAGTCCGCTTTTCTACCCAACTAGTTTAGGTAAACATCTTGCGCGCCATACGCGACGAGTTGCATTAAACCACCACCCATAGTGATATATACTTTGTATCAGAAAAAAATTTTAAAATAATATTTTTTAAATTATTTTTATGAGTTTAAACTTTTATTTCCAAAAAATGATATTTTTTAAACTTTTTTATTGAAAATTTATACTTTTATTCCATAAAATATGAATTTTTTAAAATAAAAGTTTATGCGCCATCTTATAGAATTATTATCTAATTATTTCTTTAGATAAAGTAATGAAATCACATAAAGTATTTTTCATAATTAGTCTTATATGTCCAATCCTGGTCAAAAAAATAAAGTTACAGATATAAAAAAAACATCCACTCTAGAAAATAAACATAGATTAAAATTAAAAGAATTTGAAAATGAAAAAGATAGTTTATATAATTTACAAGATGAATTATTATCTTTATCAAATGAAATAATTGAATTAGATAAAATTAGAGAAAAATTTACTACTATAGAACAAAAAAGGCGTGCTGATTTATTAGATAAAAAAGAGGAAATTGAACAAAAGTTATATGTGTTAAAAAATAATATTTTAGAAATGGATTATTATGACAAAACAGGCGATTTATTAGTATCTTATTATAACATAAAAGATAATGATGCAGAAGTTTCCGAATCAAAAAATATCCTAAGTTTTTTATGTAAAAAGAAAATAGTTGATGAAAAACCAAAAGATGATAAACCAGTGAACAAAACAGAATTATTTGAAAAATATTGTCAAATTACTGAAGGCATTCGTGTAAATGCAGATGATGGTTCCAAAAGATTAAAATATTGTACAGAATGTAAGATAGAGAAAATATTAAATTTAGTTGAATCATCATATATATGTCCTTTATGTGGAGATATGGAAGTTATAATTCTTGATGAAGATATACAAATTAAAGATTATTCACCATATAAAAGATTAAATAGATTCAGAGAATGGTTAAATGCATTTCAAGCAAAACAATCACCAGAGATTGATGAACAAATTTATCGTGATATTATTAATGAATTAAATAGAAAAAGAATGACAGATTTATCAACATTAAATAGATCTAAAATGAGAGCAATATTAAAGAAACTTAAATATAATAATTTATATGAACATATTCATTATATTATTAATAAATTATCTGGTTTACCACCACCTAAAATAACCAGAGATATGGAAAAAATGTTTATTAGAATGTTTTTAATGATTCAAGAGCCTTGGATGAAACACAAACCAATTGATAGAAAAAACTTTTTATCATATTCTTTTGTTTTACATAAATTTTGCGAACTTTTAGAATTAGATCATTTATTAGAATGTTTTCCTTTACATAAGCAATTAGATATCTTAATGGAGAATGACTCTATTTGGAAAAAAATTTGTACTAATTTAAATTGGGATTTTATTTCTTCATTCAAATAAATAAAAAATAATTTAAATTCTATTTTAATATAATGAATCATATTATTCATAATATTTCCATAATATTAATGTTTTTTGGTATAATTCTTTTGACAATTAATTTGACAAAAAGTTATAATAAATGTCCCGCTTATAAACCTGGTGGAACATATGTAAGAGAAGAACCAGAAAAATTAGACCAAGAAAGACCATCAAAAATTTATAATAGAATGTTTAATCGCCCTGATGTATGGATGGGTTATGCTGATTTTGATACTAAAAATAATTCAAATAAAGAAGTTACACAAATTATACAAAATAGAACATAAATAAAATATTAAAAATATATTGTTTTAAAGAAAAGTCATATTTTAATCTAATGCCAACTGTCGATTATTTACCTAAAGATGCTATTTTACCCGAGAATCAAAATTTTTGTTGTTTATCTTTATTAATGAATGATGATAATAAAACTATTAAATGTTTGAAAGTAAGTGGTGCATTTAAAGATATAGAGGATGCAAAAGAACAAATTCAATTATTAAAAGAAAATCGTGGTCATTATAATTTTGCAGCAGAGGTAGGTGCATGGAATGCTTTTGACCCTTTACCAAATGAGAATGATTTAAATGATGAATTAAATGCTATGATGCATAAATACTTAGTAAATGTTCATAAAAATAATTTAGATTTTGAAAAAAGAAAATTTAGTATGATTGCTAAAAATATTGATGAAAATGCTCAAATCAAGTTAAATGAATTAGAACAAGAGAATAAAAAATTACTTGAATTGAGTAAATTAGATGATTCAGATGAAAATGAAAAATTAAAGAAACAAAAGGTTGATTACATAGAAACACTAAAAGTACAAATTAAAAATCTTGAAACTAAAAGAGATGACAATTTACAGAAAGAAACAGAAATTATATCTAAGTTGAATAATATTAAAATAGAAGATTTAGTAATAAATAAGCGTGTAGATGCTTATGAAAATCAAAATAAACCAGTTCCTTTTGATGGTATTGTAAAACGTAAAGATGAAAAAATAGAAAATCAAAATTGGTACTGTGTTTCTTTTCTAACTGAAGAAAATAAAACACTTGTTGGTCTTAAAATCAGTGGTTGTTTCAATTCAAATGAAGAAGCTGATAATCATTCAAGAGCATTAAGAGATATTAATGATAGTGTATCTATTTTAGTTGGTGAATTATATAGATGGCAACCATTTAATCCTTCGCCTGATTCATTAGAAGCAGGAGAATCCGAATATGCAAATCCTCAATTAAATGAAACAATGAAGAGTAAGAAAGAGAATGAAAAGAAGGCTCAATTATATCATGAATTTAGAAAGAATGATATGATTAGAAAAAACTTGGAAGATAGTTTAACTGAAAAAGCATCTGAAATGGAAGAGATTACTAAACAATTAAAAGCAAACAATAACGATGCAATGAAGAAGAATATGGTAGATGAAATTGCAACAATTGAACAACAGATTAAAAAATTAGAAGACAAGCGACAAGAATATGTTGCAAAGGAGGCAGAAATTTCAGAAAAAATTGGTTTATACGAATTACAAAGAAAAATGGAAGAAGCTAAATTTAAAGGAAATAAAGGAGGAGATGGTTCTTTAGAAATATAAATTATTTTACGAGGAGATGGTTCTTTAGAAATATAAATTATTTTACGAGGAGATGGTTCTTTAGAAATATAAGAAATATTAAATTAATTTTACTAATTAATTTAATAATTTATTTGCGGATTTTTTCAATAATTAATTTGATGTTATTTCTCTTTTTGGCAATCATATCACCTGGATTAAACATTGGTAATTTTTTATTCCATTCTTTATCATAGTGTTCTTTATGGAATCTCTTGTATTTATTACATCCAAGGGTAAATTCGGGAACATCTTTCGCTTTGTACCAAAATACTTTATCAGTAATATTTTTAGAATGAATACGATTATCTATAACCATTACACCATAATTTTCAGTAATTTCACCAAATACTTGTTCAAATATAGATAAAGTTGGAAACATACCAGCGTAGTGTTCGTATAATCTTTTTCTATTTGATGTTACATCTTCTGCAAGTAAAAATACATAATCAAAGTTACTTCTTAATTCAGGTGGAATACCTAATGAAAATTGCATAGTTAAAATAAATGAAACATGGTGATGTCTACCATTAAAGAATAATTCTAATATTTGTGGGTCTTTTAACCATTCGCCTTTACTTGACATACAATCGTCCATGATTAACATTAGTCTGTCGTCTTTTAGTTTTTTACTTTCTTTTTTTCTTTTTTGATTGTCCTCATTCATTTTAGCTTGTCTTTCATAAATTTTACCTAATATTTCGGTATCAAATTCGTTGTATATATATGAATCTGGGCAAAAATCACCATAAAATCTATTTAGTTTCTCTGTTCTAGAAATAATTACTGATGCAGGCATTTTACGTTTATGATATAAAATTTCACGGGTTAGATAAGATTTACCAGTAGCCCTCTTCGCGATCATGCAAACGGTTGCATGATCCGCCATGGATTCAATCGGAAATCTTTTTATTTGTAGTCTTGTACTTCCCATCTGAACACTTTTTAAGTTACTCATTATAAATATACTGAGAAAATTTTTTAAATAAAATATTATATTTCAATCTCTTTGGTTATATTTTGGTCATAGAATAATTCAATTACTTCAATAGTTTTATTTGTATTATTATTTAACCAGTAGTTAATATTATCTTTTAAAACATTTAATCTTTCCTCCCATTCTTTTTCATATTTTTTACTAACTCTATAAATATTATCTAAGCCTGTTTTCCAACAAGATTTAACTTTAATATTATTCTTATTTATATAACTATCTGGATTAAATCTAATAAATACAATAGGTTTGTGTTCAAAATCTAAAGATATTTCCATTAATCTTTTATTATCACAACTACAGTCATAAGTAGTATGTTGATTTTCATCTATTTCAATTATCAAAATTTGTTTTTCCAATTCTAATAAAATATCAGGTCTTCTTAATGATTTACCATTAAGAATTTTTTTATCACAAACCCATTGATAATTATTAAAATATGAAATTAATTCATCTCTAATAGCTATTTCTTTAGTTTTATAATTTCTAGAAGTTTTTTTATTAGGAAATAAATGGATGAAACATAATAAACAATACCCTTCGTTTTTTTTATTTGGAATAGTATGACACCATTCAGATTTACAAAGAGATGAGCCTCCGCATATCTTACAATATTTTTTAAGTTTTTTATGACAACATGTAGAGTTTCCACCACACTCAACACAATAAGTTCTCTGTTTATTATGTTCACATATACCGCCTCCATTGCATTTCTTACAATTTGATTTATTTGTATTGTGTACGCATATTTGAGAGCCATTGCATTCAACACATTTTGATTTAGCTTTATTATGGGGACATATATGAGAGCCTTTGCATTCTACACACATATGTTTTTGTTTTTCATGTATGCATATCCCCGAACCTTTACATTCCTTACAATACATTTTAATTTTACCATGTTCGCATCGTCCTTTACCTCCACATTCCTTACAAATATATTTTACTTTACCATGTTCACAATAAGATGTTCCATTACATTCTTTACATCCAGTTTTATTTACATTATGGATACAAAGGGACGAACCTCCACATTCTTTGCATCTTGTTTTAATTTTATCATGAGAACAATATGCGCCTCCTCCACATTCTCGACAATTAAATTTAATTTTATCATGAGGACAATAAGCAGAGCCTCCGCATTCTTTACATCTTGATTTTGCTTTTCCATGTATACAGAAATTTCCACCTCCACATTCCTTACAATTAAACTTTCTTTTTTTATGTGGACAGATGCTATTGCCGCCACATTCCACACAATCATTCTTTCTCTTCCCATGAGGACATTTTTTAACCACAACAACCACCTCCGCCATCAAAAAAATATACATTCTTATTTAATTATCCTACCAATAAAAATATCAATTTTTTCATGAACTCTTTTCGATAAATACAAAAAAATTGTATTAAATATAATAAAGATATTTTATTATTATATTTAATGCCAGTAGATTTAAACTTATCAAATGAAACTCTAAAAAAAATAGTTGAAAAAGAAGGAACACCTTTACAAATATATGATGGTGACTTAATAATAGAAAATTTAAAAGATTTTTTAAATAAAATGTCATCTAATTTCCCAAGATTCAGACAATATTTTGCTGTAAAAGCTTTACCAAATCCTCATATATTAAAATTACTAATTGCTAATGGATGTTACTTAGATTGTAGTTCATTAACAGAATTAAAAATAGCTAAAAGTCTAGGATTATCAGGCGAAAAAATAATGTTTACCAGTAATTATACTTCCAAAGAAGATTTACAATTTGCTAAAGATTTAAATTGTATAATAAATTTAGATGATTTTAGCTTAATAGATGATTTAGCTTCTTTAGGTGAAATGCCAGAATTATTAAGCTTAAGATTAAATCCAGGAATTGGTAAAACAAATTCTGAAACTAAATCAAATATTTTAGGAGGTGAAAATTCCAAATTTGGTATCTATCAATTACAATTATATGAAGGTTATTC